GTCATCGTCGTTGCCAGGTACTTTGCCGGAGTGCTTGCCGCCCTTGATGGTCCATATGCCGCCGTTCCCCTTGACGAGGACTTCGCGACTGTTGTCGCTGTAGACTAGGTAGCGCTCACCATTTATTTCTTCTAGAAATTTAATGTTGATATTGCCCGAGCTATCATCATCATTGCTTCCAGAGCTTGAATTATCCCCAGAGGGTGGCGGATCGACTTCTACGCTTCCACTAGCGTTGCCGCTACCGGCTATGCCCGGAAGTGGGCTTGTGTCGTATTTGTTGATGACGGCCATGGCCTTGTCGTACCGGCTTTTGTATTTCCTAAGCCACGGCTGATGAATTGTGTTATTATACATCGCCTGTAGTGATGCGTTAGGTCCAACTGCTTTGATAACACGGTCGGCACCGACAGGGTATTGATGGAAGATTGTGCACCAAAAGATAAACACTTTGGGGTTCTTTGCCCTGTCCAGTCCGCGTTTCAGTGCTTGCTGGTGGTAGGCCTCCATGTCATCGACTGCTTGTTTGTTCTGCACCGCCTTGGCTTGTGCGGAGGTCATGACGGCCTTGATGCCTGGCACTTCTTCGCGTCGCACCCAGAAACTATTCCATGAGCTGTCGGATCCGGGGATACGACCGACACGGCTTGCTATGCGGGTTGGCATTTTGGCCCATATAGCAGTTCCAACGGCAGGCTTGATTTTTTCAAGAATTTTCCCGGCCCTGGTACCGTACCATTGCATAAAACCAATGGTGATCGGGTCTTGCAAGAATACAACACCATAGTTCATATCCGATTCAACGGTACCTATGCATCTAATCAGCACCATCATATCCCCGGATCCCCAACTCATTTAGATCGAGCCTCCGTTCACGTCTACCCAATCAGTTCCGTTAAACACCACTAGCTTATTCTTACCGGTATGCCAGAAAAGGACACCAACTGGATGATTCATCCCCTCACCAAACGATGGAAGATTAGTTCCTGCGCCGGTGACGAGGGCTCCTTCTGCTGGGGCCACTACGAATTTACCTGCGCGCAGGCCTTCCCAACCGCCACGGTATGGGAAGAAGTGCGACGGGTCACTTATCATCGAGCCCGGTGGCACGTTTTCGCGGCGGTATTTGTAGATATTGTGGTCGGATTGCGAATTGTTGTCTCCAATGGAGTTAATTTTCAAAAATCCGGTGTTGTTTTCATGGCAATCGATAACATAACCAGCAGATACAGTCCCGTTTGCACCTGCTTTGTATTTGTTGCCGATGAGGGTGATGGTTTCACCGCAGGTTTGATTGGTTGCGTCAATAAATGACTTGTGGTTGGTGAGGTATACCTGGCACCCCATCATGAGCAGATTGCTCTTAGGTGATGAGAAGATGACTCCGCGTCGGTTGTCTGCTCGCCCTTCTTTATCGGTTTCGAAGTACACGCCGAAGCAAGCTACGGATACACCCAACCCCATCTCGATGCCGATCTCGTAAGACTCGATGGAACCTCCATGTATGGTCATCATTGTTGCGTCGGTGGCCTTGATCCCATATTTGTAGGATTTTGATCCTTCGTCTGCAATGATGTGTGGCGATTTGATGGTGAGGTTGTAGCAGTATTCGGCGTCGATTGCAAGTCGGTTACCTTGGTATTTCACCCGCTCTACTTCGGTATACCAGTTTTGCTTGAATTTATTTGCGGTATACCAACCATAGAAACTGCAATCCCTTACTGTAACATAATTAGCACAATTAAGACCGATGCAATTAGTACGGGAAGGACCGGGCCCATCAATACGCAGGTTAGTAAAAGTATTACCATACTTGCAGCTAATACCATTGCCGTCCCTAATATCAAAGAATATAGCAGAATTCGGTGAGTTATCACCCCATGATGCAGTTGCGCCGTCAACACGCTGATCAGGCAAGAATTCGAGCTCTGTAGTTACTTTAAATATTCCATGAGGGAAGTAGATATGGCCACCCTTGCCAGCAGCAGTAATTGTTCGTTTGATAGCGTCAGTGTCGTCCGTAGCTCCATCGCCCTTTGCACCATAGTCGGTGACAACGTGATAGTAGCGATTTGCTTTTGAATTAGCGAGGGTTTCAACACGGTTAATATCTGTATCGAGTTGTAGTTTGAGTTTGTTTTTCTCATCAGCAATAAACAACCTAAGAGTATCATTCAACTCTTTAAGATCATTAGTCAGTTTCTCGCGAAGTTTGTTATCTGTCTGCGTGATGTTATTGTCAATGCTAGCAGACAGCGTATCGATGTACGCTTTATCATACATCAATAATTCTGGGCCGTTCATCATAGCAAAATGAATGACCCCGTTAACGTCGCTCACAGTATGATGCACAAATTTATTAGTGAATTCATCAATCTGCTTAGATACACGGTCACGGAACTCGATAATCTTTTTATCCTGCGTGCCAGCATACGTGATAAATTCGTTAATCTTGTTCTTCAGCTGATGCAGTATCTCAAGATAAGTATAATTATCTACCTTAGTGAAAGGAGTAACACTATTAAACGGCCCCCACTCACCCATAAGGGGCAGTACCGGCTCACTCATACCCAATAACCTCCAAAATATGGTGCATAATAAAACATACTATCATCAGGAGTTAGGCTTTCACCACTGCTCCATACCTGCATAAAAAGATCATTCAACGACATTACTATATGCTGGTCGATATTCATATACGACTCAAGGTACTCGCCTAGCAGCGATGCAATAGAGCCGCTACGTCCATAACTAGAAGCCGTACTACCACTTGTTGTGTTGGTGCCGCTGCTAGAGGACGTGGTTGAGGTATTACCAGTTTTAGAATTACTATCCGTTGCAGCCGTCGCATAATCACCGTTAACACTCAACATTTGCTGTGGGAATGAAGAGTTCACATTACGCGAAGAAGCCGTTCCTGTTCCTTTAACGTTTGCCGATTGCGTTCCGCTTGTTTCCGTATTGCCGCTGCTCGTATTGTTGGTTTCATAGGTCCGGAAAATATCTTGCGCATTATTGATTGCAAGATAGGCCTTGTTCATCATGGGCATGATAAGTCGCATACGTTCCCCTAGAGCGTAGAAGAACATATCTGCGGTTTCATAACCTATCTCTTCAAAATAATAATGATCAATAATTTTCTTATTCAGTGTTTCGCGATATTCTTCCGCGAAAATAGGGTAATCCTCAAGACCTGTTTTCACCTCCAACGTCTTCGCGTACTTCAGCGCGTCCCGAAGCTCCATCGTATATTTCGCCATTATTCACTTCCTCAATATCTGGAAGAACTTCTTCTTCAAACGACCACTCAACAGAAATATCCATTCCGAATTTATCATTAATTTGCTTACAGGCCATATCTCGTGACTTCCACATACTCGCCCTGGCAATAGCGAGCTGCCCGTCACGGGCACCTGCTTCGTCACTAATCATACGTTCTGCCTTGGTTTCATTGGTTGAGTTAATGCCGAGGAAAGTGAGGCAGTCTCTCCATATAGAATCGCGCTCATCACGCAAATGTTCTAGATAGGCAGGGTTAACAGTAAGATCTAGAACTTTAATTTCATCGTTTTGAAGTAGAGCTTCGCCACCATAAATAACAGGGGCTCCGCGTTCAATATCACGCAAAACATTATCGTAGGTTTGCCGTTGCCCAGGCGGGCAGGAAACAATCCTGGGGTTTCGCATGTTTTTCGCGGTGATATCAAGAGTTTGTTCGATATCTGAAAGACGCGTGGCGTAGTCGAGATATATTAGTTGGTCATGCATATGCGCAAGATTGTGCCATATGGGTACACAGTCTTCTGCGTCAATAGTCAGACCGTAGTATTTACCATAACTTTCAGTTTGGTATTTATAACTGTTGCCGTAAACGTCGTAATCGCCAATAGGATTAGCGGCAACACACAAGTGCTTACCATAACGCGCATCATAATAGAAAATACACATACCCGCAGTGTTTAGCGTGGATTCAATATACCGAGCATCAACAGTATCTGGAAGGTTATTCCACGTAAAACGTGTTATCGCCCATTCCATTATTTTACCTAGATACATATTAATGCGAATAGTATCTAGTGATGCCGCTTTCCTAGGCACAAATTTAGCTAGAGTATCCCGAGGGTTAGCCATCACCTGATGAAGGTCGCCAAAATTACTCATAGAACAACACTACCTATCCCACCTACTATTTCATTTTCAGCAATATCAAGATCATTAATAAATTCCGGTTTACGCCACACAGTTGTTCCTTTAAGGAATATACCCATAATAGCTTGCTTATACACCTCGGGGCAATAAAGAGTCTTTATAGTAACGTCGGCAAGCTTCCAATAAGTGAAATTAGTCATCGGGTTAATATTTTTAATATTCACATAACGGTTAAGAGCATAGCCATACCGCAACCAATATTCACCGAGGCGCTCCACGGCTGAATCATCAACCCTCTTGAAACGGAAGTTAACCGTCATTCCCTGTTCGAGACAAATGGTGAGGAAGTCGCCACCGAGTTGCCCAGAAACTGAGGGTTGCAGCATTTTTGCGTCTTGTACTTTTGCGTTAATGCCAGCAATGGTGTTTGCGTGATCACCTGCTGCGGTTGCTTTCGCGAGGGCAAGGTTGGCATCGGCTATCCCGCGAGAAAGATTGTTAGTAATATTATTATTAGCAGAAGCAGAATAATTCTGTATCCCAAGATTCCCGCTAATCTGGTTTTGCTGAATAGCATTATCAGCAATAGCATTACCTACACCCATTACTCCAGAAAGCGCACCCCCAAGTATATTACCGCCAGCCATAGAAGCAATACCATTAACGCCAGCATTAATACCATTTTGAATCGCCTTATAATTAGCCGTTTCAGAAGCAAGCCCTGCCTGCATAGTATTCGTATGAATCTGCGTATTCGTGCGCTGATTATTAGCGTCAATACCCAACATAGAATTACTGAAAGCGGTATTAGCACTCATCAACGCCCTCTGCTGAGCCCAATCAGCCGACTGATGCTGGAACGCGATCGAATGATGGTTGCTAGCCAGGTAATCGGTGTATGAGTCGTTGGTGATAGGCAGTGACGGGAAGTTCATCACCATGGTGGATGAATCAAGATAGCCGCCAACGTATTCGCTTGTGGCCCTCCCTCGAGCGCCGTAGTTTAGTGGGTAGATTACCACTCTTGGGTTGGGCGGGATGACACTAACATTAACAGATACGCTATATTTACCAGAATTAAATAGTTCTGGTTTAAGAATAATTGGAGTGCCCGTATACGTCGTCATTTCAATAGCCGCATATGGATAGGTGGCAAACTTCATAAGTTTTTTATACCTATCAGGAATATGCGCCATAAGCTCCGACGTAAGGTCCTTTACAATATCATAATAATATATAAAAGTACCTTCATACAATTTACCAACATTCGGATTATGATCAAGGAATTTTTCAGGAGTAACGCCCCGCATATTACGGTATGCAGGCACTAGGTAGGCGCCATAGATAGACTTCGATGCCCACGGCACTCGTTTCAGCGCTGTCATGACATCGGCAAATGAATCAACACTGCAACCCCATAAATCAGCGCCTATAACGACATTGACAAAAGTCGAACCGGCGTTATCTCGACTCTTATTGTAGAGTTGAATTTTAGTGCCGGGGCTTGTTGAAAGATTTGGGGAATCTATAGAACCCGGATCAACGCTTAGGTCGGCAGATGAAATAAAAACAACTGCTAGATCGGATAGCTCATTCTGCTGCTTAATTTTATGGCGAATATATTTAGTTTCAACCATATCAGAACCACAATCAAGACCCTCAGGAACGAGAAGGTTCTTCAACATATTAGGTTGCGCCGCATTAGAAACAGCAAAAGCATAATGCGATCGTTCCACGTAGCAGCGCCCAAACTTCATACCCCACCGGAAGCTATTCCACACGTCAATTTGAAGATGAAAAGCGGTTGTGTTAGGCGCTATGTGCTGCACTCCCTTGATGAAATAGAAAAAATCATTCGGAGTATCAGAATGCGTGAGCGGGTTATACACATGGATATAATTGTATTTATACGCTTGAGCAACACCAATGTTCAAATGAATATCTTGCTCTGGCCGCACATACGATAGCCGATCAAATTTTATTTTAGGGCCCGGACTTATAGATAGGTAATCTATAAGACTTTTCGTGTCTGGAAAATCAACGATATTATTATATTGTGCATCCCACGGCACATTGCACAATGTAACAACCGTGCCCGGTGTCCATACGTCAAAAGAAAAAGACGTACCCGCAGAAGAGACTTCCGCGGGTACGTCAGTTATGTAGCTACTCATGCAGCAATATTATCAGGTTTCCCGGTAGTGAGGTCATGGGCACCGCTAGCGCCAAGCCCTAGAACAATACCCTTCGCAATACTAGCTGACACATTGCCGATACCCTCCACAAGAAGAGTAAAAGCGATACCAAGAATAATTGCCAATACACCATTAAACGCCTTGGGAAGGCCAGCTTGCTTGGCGAGATTAACTGCTGCCACTACGGAACCAACAGTTGCCAGTTCGATCATTAGTCGTCCTCAAATATTTCATGTAATTCCGGAGGGTCTGGGGCATCAGGTTTACGAAACCTGTAATACATGTCTACAAGTTTTCTGAAGGCGCCCCATAGTATTTTAACTCTTGATTGTTCGTGTTCGAGTTTTTTCTCAAGATTCCCTACTCTGATGAGAAGCTGTGTAAGCACGGCCCCCATCAGAGTGAGAATTGCTATAAGGAGCCCTTCAGTAACGACAGGACTCATCATTAACCTACTTACCGAGTTTCTCGCTCACCGCGTCAAGTTGTTTAACAACTTTATCCAAAGCGGTCGCAACCATACCGATACGGGAAGCGATAAGACTCATCATAGGATTATCATTCAGCTCCTTATGAAGTTCTTGAACCGTCATATCTTCAATATTCCTTTCGATAGACGACTTGAGTGGGGAGTCGTCGATAACCCCAAAACTAGACCCGCGGAGGTAGAAGTGCAGATGATCCATGTGAGCCGCGGATTTATTCCCATTACCGGAATAAAGTCGCTTCCACGTACCCCGGGTAGGATTCCACGAATACGCATAGCCATCCTGGTAAGGCGAGAAAATAATCCACTTCAACCCAATAGCAGAAGCGTTCTTCTGAGCCCAAGCGCACAACTTCAACGCATTAGACAACTCAATCTTAGAAGGAGAAGCTCCAAGATCAGTAATCATCACGTCCAGGGCGTAACCAGAGCTATGCTCATAGTTCATGTCCTTTCCATTGACAATATTCTGCGCCCCCTTCCCCTGCCCAAACCAGAAAGTAGAAGGAAGAACCTTGTCTAGATGGCCAACAAGCGCCCACACAGCTGCATGAGCCGCGCCAACCCCAGAAGTGCCATTCTTACGCATTATAAACATCAGGACTGCTTAACCTTAATCGCATAATGCTTAGAAATAGAACGCGCATCCTCAACCTTAGCGTCAACCCCAAGATCAGCCCAGTTCTCATTACGCCCAACATGCAACACGCCGTCCTCAGTAACATAAGTACGGTTGCTAGACGACGGACTCATAGACCAAATAATGCCGTGGTTACCCAAAAGCTTAGGATCATCAACCAAAATTTCGGCGGACAGCTGATAGATGTGACCTTTGAGAACCTCAGTAACAGCACTGCCAGTTTCTGGGTCCGTGATAGTCAAGTTCTCACCCAGGCCTGTAACGTTACTCCGTTTCATATTCGTCTCAGGAATAACTTCGTTAGAAGTAAACAGGATCGCGTTGGCGAATAGGGAAGTGCCGAAGATCTGGTGGTGATGGAATACGCGGTTCTCGTACAGACCGAATTCGTTGCGGATTTTGCCGTTTCGGATCAGGGTATCTGCGATAACGAAGAAGTTCTTGTCAACCAGAGCTGCCTGGAAGCCGGGGATATTGAAGTGCTCCTGCATACCCTCATGGACTCGGAATGGAATCTCAGCCTTGTCGATGTGGAACATGTAGGCCAGTGCCTCGATATCGATATTAGCACGGGCCTCAGGGGTGAGGAACAGGTGAAGATCACTAATCTTAGAATGATTAGCAACCTTAAGCACATTGAACTTACGGTTCAGGAACCCCAGCGTAGACGCGGCCGCCTTGAATGCTTTCAGTGCCGCCTTAACGTTAGCTTCTGGGGCTGCCAAGGAGGTGATATCCGGGATCTTAATCTTGTAGAACCCGTATTCGTTCTCGTGTTCACGGAACAGGTTCATGGTGGACAGGAACTCATCCTGCTCATCCGCCGACAGAGGAGAAGACATGAACGCCGAGATCAGGGAATCAAGACCGTTAGGCTTCAAGAACGCGCGTCGAACAACCGCATCACTAATGCTGATGGGGTAGAACTGCTGGCGGTTGGTACTATAGAAGGACTCCTCCACCCTCGGGAGACGGCGAGCAAACATCGACTCGTAGTCGACATCTTGCTTCCATGGCTGGCCGTCAATGATGTCTACATAAATTTCACTGATGGTACCGCCAATAGCCAATTCACCACGCTTGAATTCTTTCAGAGGGTTGTTCCAGATAACGCCACGAACCTTCTGCTCTGCGATCACGTTGACCAGAGTGTCAAGGAACTCGTTGTAGGCTGGCTCATAGTTCATGATCTTGGAACCAATCTGAGCCATATTGGCCTTGTTCACGTCCGGAATACGAGACTGGTAGTCAATCGATGCATGGCGACGAACGTAGTCAAGATACAGGCGGTTATAGTCTTTAGTCAGCTTATCAGGCATCATTCACCCCTCAACATAGCGAAAAATTCTTCATCAGCAAGTTCCATAGCTTCCTCTTCCTTTTCAGGGGCAGCAGGAAGCTGGCTATTAAATGCTTCGCGTACTGACTCAAATTCAGTTCGCAAAGAAGAAATTTCAGAACGAAATTCCTCCATCATCTTCATAAAATTCTTAGCATACTCTGACTTAGCAGGAGTATCTTCTTTCGTTTCCTCAGTTTTTGAGGCTACTTCATCACTCATTATATCCTTTCAGCGTGCCGGTAGGGGAGTTGTCACACTCTCACTATACAGGAAGCTTATCAGGCTCGACACCCTGCTATAGCCACCTACCGGCAACAAGATCATCATAGTTTAAGTTCATACGGAGTGTCAACAAGAACTGTTCCACCCTTGACGCGCTTGGCCCGCAATTTACCCTGAATAACATTGCCGGGGTAAAAATCATCGAATTTAAGATCATTAGCGATATATTTAGGAAGCCCAGCGATATGAACTTCATATTTATTATCTTCCGTCAAGTCAATATAAGCTTTCGACCTCCAATACAGTCCATAGCGGAAACCGTATTCACGTTTACTAGCACCAAGCTTAGTTGGATGAATTTCCATTGAATAATTTACCGGTTCACCCAAAATATGATGAGAATCAGTGTCGGCATAGATGAAGCGGTCGTAATTATTTTGAGCGATTGTGATTGTCTTTAACCTGGCATAAGCTGTAATGAATACGGAAAGCGGGGTATAGATTGGCTCTTTAACTTCCTCTTTCCCTTCTATAAGCTTAATTACTCCTTCTTCTGTTAGAGTAGGGTACTTACCGATCATACGCGGACGACTGGCGAATTTGCCATAAAGGGAATTAAGATGAAGCTTGGCTAGAAGTCGCTTGCCCCCAGTTGCTTTTTCTTTAATTGCCATATAATGATTGATGTAGTCATCGAAATATCCTGTAGCCGAGTGGAAGTAAAAGCCGCCATTCCAAGAGAGAATGTTTATATCATAGTGCTTCTGCCATAATTCAAGATCAATGCTAGTCACAGACATTGTTTCCGGTTCCGGGATATGCTCAAGATATTCCGTGCCCAAAAACAGGGCGTGGCCTTTAATTTGGATACATGGAAGATGACCTTCTTTAAGATGTGCCGTGAATGTTATAGAAACAATAAAAAGCATGTCTTTATCTGGTTTACCCTCAAACAAAATAGGGTTGCCATATGGTAGTTTATTGTACATCATGACAGACGGGTATAGCGAATTAATGTCGTACACACTACCGTTAGACCATATCTGTTGCTCTCGGCCTTTCTTCAAATACGTCCAGCCACCGCGGTACGCCCACCGAATTTGATCATCTAGCTCTATAGGAAGAATAGGGTAGAGGGTATCGAACTCCTTCCTCATCTTCTTGTAGTTCTCGAGACTGTCTGACCCGATGGTCATCTTTGTATCGCCTTCTGCATAAACTTGCGCAAGCGCTTGGGATACGATAATGACATCGTTAGCTAGATAATCTACTTCTTCATCAGTAAGCTTGTGGCCTACTTCCCTGTTCTCGTGGTAATCTATTTCCAACTTGTTCAGGGAGAGATTAAATGATTTAGCTATATTAGCCACACTCATGTTGAGCTTCTTGAGGCTATCTATGAAGGTGATAAGTTTCCCACTTGGGAATTTCACTTTCAGCGAATAGTATTGCCCCATATTGGAAATTAGAGTAGAGAACTGCTTTGGAAGAAGCGCTTCATCTTGGTTGACTTTATAACCGTTGTTGAGTAGGTGGGAGATAATAAAGTCGCCATCGAAAGCTAGATTATGGAAATTTATTTCCTCATAATTAGTGCCTTCAACATATGAAATAAAAGACTTAATGTCCACACCATAAGCCATATCATCCTTGCAGCAATCTGCCTTAACGGGAACAATACCCCAAGCCCAAACACGGCAGTCCTCCGGATCAGTAGTAGTTTCAAAATCAGCGACGGCGCTTAGTTTTTCTTTTACTTGATTTTCTTCCAGTTTTATTTTTCGGGAACGCACTTTGAACCCAATCTAATTGACGAACAATATCAGGAACATTCTGTCGAAACGCCTCAGTATTATAAGCCTCAATAACCGCTTCCTCACCGCCGCTCAGCCATTCCATAACAATATCATAATTCATCTTCAACGCCCTGGCAAAATTCGGATCCAAAGACCACAAAGCAATAACCTGATCGTCAGATAAATCTTGAACAACATTCATGAGCTCAGGAGCAACCATTTGAATCATGCCCTCAATGCTCGATCGAAAACTAGCCGCCTTCTTTTTACGCCCTTCAGCACTAGCTTCGAACTTGTAAGCCTTGGTAAGTTTTTCAAGAGCATCCTCGCTATTCACCTGCTTCGGACTTCTGTGGAACTCGTAATACCCCACTGGCGACGGAAGTCCCTTAACTGGGTGTTTAACAACAAGTAGGTCACGTTCCTCTGCAAGAGACTTGAACGCCGGGTTAGATGAAGCAACTTTCTTAAGCCGTTGATTCATACTATAAATACGATTATTGCGAAGTTTCTCAGCTTTCTTGTACTCAGCCCACTTAGACCGGTGAACGTGTTTACCGTTGGCGAGTTGCACAAAATTATTAGAAACAGAATTAAAAGACTTCAACCCATCAGCATGTTTCTTGAGTTGAGTCATATTTAAAGTCTTAAGCTTCGCTGCGGGTAAAATGTCAGGTTTAACAAATTTACGCTGCGAAACACCCTGCTGCTTAAAACGAAGAAGCTTACGCTCAGCGTTTCTCTGATAACGCAAAATATCGTTAATTAGATCATTCTTAGCCATAATAGAAAGGCGCGCAACAGAACTGTTACGCGCCTTCCTCCTTTCTACTTCCTAAACTTAGCTGACATGTACTTATTGCCAGACTTTGCTTCAACCTCAGTGATCATGCAACGGACTGGGAATGCTTCTAGTTCATCGTTGGTGCATTCATCAAGGTACTCGGTAAACTGCTTATGGATTACTGAACTAGTAGTAGTAACCGTGGCTCCGCCTTCAGTCAAGAAAACAAGTTTGTTAACCTTAGTTTTCTTGTTGTTGCCGGGATACTGCACAAAATCAGTATATTCTGAATAGTCGGTAACTACAACTACTTTGTTGAGATAATCTTTCTTTGAGATAAAGAAACTTTCAAACGGGAGAATTTCTTCGCGTGACAACATTATGTACTCCTTAGATCAGTGTTGGTTGTTCGTACTTGAAAACGGAAGGAATACCCTTCCAAGAAACTACTTCGGCAAGTTCTTCAAGAGAAATAGCTTGCGCAAATGGCTTACGTTTGTGTAGTTTGCGGATAACAATTTCACCTTTATCGTAACTTAAGTAATAATAGTAATCTCCTTCGACTGTGTAGTGAAGAGTTAGATGGCGGTCATCGATAGCATAGATGTGGTAAGATACAGTTACGTCGATGTTATTTTCAAAGCATTGCTCGTAAAATTCATCAGCGTCAAACCATTTAAACATTATACGCCTTTCTTATAAAAGCAGGTATGGCGTTAGGAGGAAGATATCGAGTGAGTTTATTAATATCGCATTTAATGAAGCGGATACAATTTTTCTCTCGTATGTATAATTTATGTGTTACTATATTGATTTTGACGACGACGTCACCAATACGGTATTTCAAGTTTGCTTTATAATAGGAATTGTAAACTTTTAATGAAAATCGTATTGCGATATAGTTAGTGTTGCAATAATTTATAACTTGAAAACAATCCTGCAATTTACCTTTCGTCATGGCCGTAGGCCTCCAGTACTGAAAGCGGTAAAAGATTAATATCAATAAGAGACGCAACTTCATCAAAGGGAAGATAAGGCGTGCCACGCTTTATAGATTGCTCAACAAAAGTTGTTTTATCACCAATTGATTGAAGATCAATAGACAACCACGTATTAGGCGAAAGCTCATAATCTAGACCTCCATTAACTCCATTGTGAGAAATAGTAGGCCAAAATTTGTGTCTTATGCCGTATTCTTGACAGAGGTTGTGTTTTTCTTGAATCTCACTCAAAATTCTTCGACTGTAGTGCAAGAATCTGCTCCTGAGAATAAATGCCCGACATGAGAAGGATATCGTTAAAAGTGATGTTATAAAATTTACCTCTGACAAGCATGACGTAAGAATCGTCAGCCATAATTACTTTTAGCGATGGAATGGGGCAGAATTCCACCACTCTTCCAGCGTTATAGATAATATTGCCAGTCTTGTGAGAACCATCATAGGCGAGCATAAACCTATCTACATCGTGGAACTTCTGCTTAGAAAACATCGTATAAGCATTCTTGAAGTCAAGATAATGATCACGAACATTAGGTGGACAGTAGTCGAATGGGATAATATCATGCTTATATAGAATGAAATAATTCCAATCGAGCTTCAGGTCAGCAAGATTGTTATTAAGGAAGATTACTGGTTTAATGGCTTTAAAGTACTGCATCAGAATACCGGAGTAATGAAATATAGAAGGGTGATTAGATAGAGAGTTGTAAAACTAACGGACTTGTGGAAGTGGTCGTTGATTATGATATATGGAGCGCCGTTTTGAAGCACATAGTTGACGGTAACATTGTTAAAATAGAATTCATTAATTTTTTCTGCCATAAGCTTTCTTCGCTCAAACAAAAATTTATCATAAGAGCTGCTATCAAAACTTTGCCAGATATTAGGAATACAGTTATCAATCATATTTTGCTCAAGTTCTTCTAATGATCGCAAAGAGGTATATTCTTTTTTCCCATTCTTAACATCTTTCTTTACTAGGTCTAGATAAATATTTGGCGCTTTGTCACCTAAGCGAATATTAGCTTGTTGCTCAATAAAAGTATAATTGGCTACTTGATTGCAATCACTTTGATTATTTCTCTTTAAATATGCTTTAGGAAAAATATGATGTTCATTACCCACCCCTCCCTCTAAGAGACTAGCAACTTGTACACTGTCTGACAAAAACGCGTTATCTTTATTTTTGCACTGCGCTGCCAAATAGCATAAGTAAGCGCTATTCACTTTATTAGATGAATCAAGCTGGCTTACTAGAGTCTGTGTCCAGAAGCCATCATTTAATATAGTTAATTCTATCTGTTCTAAGCAAGCAGAAATGCCTTTATCATTAATTTGCTTAATATCACGTTCAATAATAGTCTCGGTAGAACCCGAATACCTACTGGTTAGAACTGACATTACTAACCATTTTTTTACCCATGTTTGAATTTGATGCTCACTAGTTTTTTTATTGGCTAAATGTAAATAAATTGCATATGCCATATTTAGACTATTCTTTGAATTAATCATCCTTTTGTTAACAAAACCGGCAGAGCGAACTAACTGTAAAAAACGTTCATAATAAGTTTGATTGAAGAAAGCCTCTAATCCTTTCTGTAATTTTCGGTAACTGTCTTCAGCTATACTTTCTAGATTTCTCCGATTTTCAAAATCACGACCGGACAATAGTGCTACTAGTGTACTGAACTTGCCAAGTTGAAAACCATAAGTATAAGCAACTCGTAACACATCTATATATTTCGGATTGTAAAGATAATCTGGTCTATTAGCAATCCATTTAATCATAGAGTAATTATTTGTTTCAGTGAAAGTTAGATCATTATTCTCAATAATACTCAAGAATTTTCCGTCCTGTAATAAATGACAAAAATAGTCAATCATTTTGCGCAACTTATTGCCTCCATATTGACTGTCTGAAGCAATCTTTGACATAACAAAATCAGCATTACTTAACACCACCCCCTTTTGATTTATGCGAATAAATATTTCTGTCACTATATCAATATCTAAATCTGGATTTAGTTCAATAATACCAACTTGACGGTTCTTAATATTCTTTAATTCTTCTATTCTTTCTTCAATTAAATCTTCATTAGCATTGGGATTCTTGTTCATATAAGAACATCGTATCTCTCTAGATGTAATATCTCCATTTAAGATAGGGGAAATATCAGTAATCCAGCGCGGATTACGCTCAATTGCATTATTGCTAACTTCAAACAGTAGTTGATCTTCTTCAGCCAAAGGATTATATGCAATTTTTATCCTAGTACTCTTATAGTCATTATTTAATACTTTTTTCCCAACTACTGCCGCAGTTAATGCGGTAATACGTTGTTGACCATCTATTAAAATACGTTTTCCTGATGACAATGTTCCATCTTTCAAGCGAACATCCTGATTGCGCCAAGTAATAATATAACCAACAGGATAGCCTTTATACAGAGAATCCATTAGATCTCGTACCTGACTAGCCTTCCAAACAAAAGGACGTTGTATTTCAGGAATTGCAATTTCCCCTGCCTTTATCCAGGACAAAAGCATCTCTATTGGATGTTGATTTACAGAATATTTCATAGTTTCCAATCATCTTCCATTTTTAATACTTCCATAGAGAGTTGCCTGAAGAAGTTTCTGACAACCCTCCTGTTCTATTTACACTTAGTTTCTCAAGCGTCGTAGGTGGTCGAAGCGGTGTCGCCGCCGGTGCCAGTCCCGCTGGGGTGGG